TTCTTTGCGAACTGAGTAAAAAAAAACTGTCCACCTAACGTGAACTTAATATCTACCTTCTGTTTAAACAGTTCGGCTCGTTCCTCCAATGTCTTAGCATCATACTTCTCAATCTCAAACTGATGTTTAGATTTTGTTTTAGTTATAGGTCTGTACATTATTGCTGTGATGATGTGTAAAAAATCAATTACCTCTTCAGGCTTCTTAGTAAGTAGTGTGTCTAAGTCTACAAACTCACCGAAGGATATTTTCTTGTAGGATGGTAAATAACCATAGTCTATTCCATCTATTGTAAATCTATCAATCAAGTTTATCGGTTGTCTTGGAACCATTGCAAATATTGATGTAGCAAGAAAGTCTACCTTATGATTGTCTGCCTCTAATAATGTTTCCATTGGACAGTCTGTTAATAGATTAACTACCTTGGCCTTAAAGTAATCGTCCTCAAATAAATCCTTTACCTTGAAGATCTTTTGATAATCTCCTATTGAGAGATATTCTTTTATCTCATAGTCATTTCCATCTAAATTAAATTCTATCATTTTCTACCATATCTTTTATCTTTATTACTAATCTTGTAATTACATCCACACGATTTAGTATTATTACTTTCAACATTCTGTATTATAATCATCTTCTCATTACCACAATCACATTGGAATAGACCAGTCTTAAAATATCTCTTACCTGATTTAATATATCCTGTTCGTTTGATTAGTGTTAGTTTGTTTTGTTTTTGTCCTATATCCATATAAATAATATATACTTTTTATCTAACAAATGAAATAGCATATCTCCCTGTGGACTTTAAATTCTTCACGTGGAAATACATACCCATCATAAGTGCGTCAGAAATATCCGGCGACCTACCTAATATCTTCTTCTGTTCGTCCTTAGATATTACAGCAACCTTATTGTCCTTGTCTACATCCTTTAGTTTAACTGATAGTAACTCCTGTGTTAGATCATCTACTGAGCTTGGATCATTAATGTTAATACTAATCAATCCCTGTTTAAACATCTCACTTAACTTAATGTAGCATTGTGACTTTAGATTCACAAAGTTCTGGTCATGCAAAGCCTTACTGTTGTTCACGAAGTTTATTCCTCTTAACTGATCACCCACACCAGATCCTATACCATCTGTGTCCACGATTACATTCGATGGGTGAACACCATACACCATCATTAGCTGTCTAATCTCATCCGATAATTGTACCGTGGATAGTTTCCTGAATATGAATATCTCAGTTACTACTAAGCCTACCCACATTACTACAACTGATCTATCGTCACCAAATCTACTTACGTCACAAGACAATCGTTTAACATCATCAGGGTTAGGTGAGAACTTATACATCGAATTACTAATACTATCAAAGTCAAAGATCGCATCAATATCAGACATAAAATCCCACGATCCTAAGAACAATCTCTGTCTCTGTTGTTCAGGTAAGTTCCTTAAGGTCTCAATATATTGTTCGGGTAAGTGTGGATTATCAAGTGCTGTCGCCATTACAAACTTCTTGTGTGGTTCCAATCTCTCTTCTATGTATGGGATATAAAATTCTTTCTTAAGGTAATTCTGACCAGGGTTACAGGACATAAACAATTTACCTACTAACTTATACTCATTGAGTTTAAATCTTATACGGGACTTAATGATGTGATAGGCCATCTGTGATATTTGGGTCATCTCATCGAGGAAGACACCAGTAAGTTCAATTGAACCAAGACTATCAAATTGTGGATCAGCAGGAGTAGCCGCCATATCCTTCAGTATAATCTCACTTTCGTTGTAGAACTTAATTACGTTGGTCTGTTGATTGTATGTGAAGTGTTGTTCGGATGTTAGACCCATTGCTTTAAAGGTCTCTAATAAGGTTCTTAATGTTGTTAGTCTTAGTTGTGTTAATACACTACGACCGATTAAGTAACGGACACCAGGATATTTTATACACATCGTTGTGACCCATAGACAACCAAGAAAACTTTTTCCCGATCCAGCACCGCTTCCGAATAGTATTTCTTTCGTGCTGTCGTCCATCATATAGTCCCATGCGACAGTTTGTTTTTTGGTTAGTTTAATATCAGGCATAGTCAAAAACGAAATTTTAGGGGGGTTAATCCCTATCTAATACGATGTTAAGGTTTATCTCATTACCGTTAGAAGTTATGTCTATCTTCCTCGTACCCTCCAAGGAATGGATTTTAGCAATGTCCGCTAATACCTCACGTTCAGTTCTCTTGTTATTATCATCTCTGCATCTCTTGAGTAAGTCGTATAGTTGATTGAGATGATTTTCTAATATCTCTTCTTGATCTTGTTTATATCTTTCTTTCAATCTTGTTCTTGCTTCCTTCCACAGATTTTCCGCCTGTCTTTCAGATATTTTAAATTCTTTTGCAGCTCTCGTTGCAAATTCTCTGTACGATAAGTGTTCGTAGAGCATTAACTCATACACTCTCGACATTACTATTTCAAATTCTATCTCGTCTGTTTTTCTTCCTGCTTTAGCCATTATGTTACTTTTATATTTAGTTTATCGTTTATATAGTTCTTCAACTTTCTTGCTTGAACATTCACACAACTTGGACAATTAAAGTTAAAGTCCTCATTGAATAAGAAATTATATACCTTATTTATATATTCTCTTTTGGTATTATCTTTTCTTCCAAGTTCCACATAAGCTGTAAGAATATCATTTGGGCTTGGTATAAACATATCCTCATCAACCAATTCAGGTAGGAATGTTAATGGTTTCTTTTCCTTGCAGGATTTACAACCCTTCTTGGTCTTACCATTCGATTTTTTACTTTCTAACTTATCTTTTAATTCTTTATCCATATTAATCGTGTATTAGAGGATATTCTTCCTCGTCTTCAAATTTATCTAAGTCTTTCCAATCTTTTAATTGATCCATTAGTTTTTTATGTTCTTCTTCATTCCATTTATTTAATTCCCTCGCCAATAAACCATCAGGTGTGTCTGGAATGAAAAACTCATCTATATTATCCATACTATGTACCGATTCTATTGGTGGTATTACTGCCGGTGGTTCTGGTTTCTTCTTACAGTTGCACATTGTTATTTATTTTTATTGGTTTATGTTCCATTCTTAATTCTCTTGTCTTATCTAATATATAGTCTTCAACATCATTTGGAGTTGGTATATTTAATTCTCTTTCTCCCCACGAGTTTGTTGGTTCAACATATCTTCCCAATCTCTTATCCTTTGCGATCCTTCTTTTTGTTCGTCTTGCGGCTGTACTACTCATTGTTATATCTTTTAAATGTGTTTAGTTTAACTATTGTCTTGGTTTCTTTTACGTACCGTGCAATTGATGGTAGGCTTATTGTGGTGTTTATGGCGACCTTCTTAAGACTACCAAGTGTTAAATATTTTTCGAAGATGAGCTTGTTGAACCACGATTGATCTTGAAATTCTTGTTCCATTATATCCAAAAATCTATGGTGATCCGTTTCTGTCTCTACTTCAGTTATATGTATGGCCTCGTTCAACTCATTCATCTTCATTTCCCTCTTATGTTTCTTATAGAACGGAGATGAAGGTAATGTCCAATTAACCATTAAGCACCTTACAATATAATACTTCATATCCTTATCCTGTAGTTTTACATTAATTTCTTTTTTATCATACAACTGTAAGATTACTTCGTGGAGCAATTCATATGACCAATCATCATTGTCTGTGTATTTCCTCGCAATTTTTAATAGTTCATAGTAATGCTTGGTTATGTATTGTTCTATTTCAATCTTCATGTAAATATTTTCTACAATCAAATAAGACACCACAGATTACATACTGCTCCAGTTCCTCATTTGTTATGATACTACTCTCCAGCACCTCGTCCAAAAATTCAATTCGATTTATTATTGGATCTAAATCTCTATCTATATTCTCATATAATACATCAATTAACTTATTACATAAAGCCTTCTTAATATTATCAGCCAATTTGAAATAGTTCATTGGAACATCAATAAAGCCTAACTCAATGTGTTCTTTTTGCTTGTTCATACTTATAATCGTGTACTGCTTTCCTTATGGTCGTGTGACTACAATCATAAATAGTCTCAAGTTCGCTATAAGGATGACCTTCCTCTAAATATGTTAATACTTGTTCGATATTCTTCATTATATTATTATAAACGACTGGTGTGTTTCCGTGGTAAGTTCTTTTCCTTTCTTTCTTTATATCAGGTATTACATTGAGAAACACTCCGTTCTCCTTGATATTAGGTTTATTCCAGACACCAGCAGTTTCATCAAACACCCAACCCATTGCTTCCATAACTTCAAATGTCTTTTCCTTTTGATAATCATTGTAATACTCATTTGGTTTGGGTCTATATATTCTACCGAATGGATCATTATTTTTTTTCCCTTTATTTTGTGCAATAGAATAACAGGGCTTACAATTCTTGTAATAGTAATTTCTATTGTGTTGTCTGTTCATATGAAATTCAGTCATAGGTTTCCATTCATAACAATCTGTGCAAACTCTACCTTCTTCTGAGTTGGATTGTTGTTTTGGTATATCAGGTTGATCTATCAATACCTCTGGTTGTGATTTTAAGACCACTGGTTGATCTTTCTTTTTATTTTGTAGTCTATGTCTGCTCAGTTGATTTAAACAGGTAGAACACTCCTTTCTTTGATAAACCTTATTACCACTTTTTTTAGTTCTATACTTATTAAAGTGTTTTTCTGGTTTATCTTCTTTACAAATCCTACATAACATAAATATATCGTTTTTAACAAAAGAACCCAGCCACCTCTTTTTTATTAGGAAACTGGGTTTGAGTAGCATTATCAGGTATGGTGATAATAAATAAATATAAACAAATTAATCTAATTCATCAAGTGAAAGAAATTGTTTAGTCTTAGTAATTATTCTTGAGTATTGATTTAAGATTACATTATCTCCTGAACTTCTTTCTGTTGAAGGTAATTGTTCCAGTGTAGAAATATATTCTTTCCTCTTCGTTGAGGGTAAGTTATAAAACTCCTTCAACGATAGTTCATCTTTTCTCCAAGACCAGCCGGATATTTTATTTTCCATATATATAAATATATTAATTCTTAATTTTTTTTGTTAAACCTTGGAAATGATTTAAATCAATCTCGTTGAGTGGTCTTCTATCAATTTTATTTTCCTTCTGATTGTATTTGATAAAACTAAATCCAGTTTTACCTGCAATAGGTATTTTTTTCTTGTTGGTATGGGTGTTATAGTAGTTAATACATCCCTGAAACCATTTTTCTAATTCTTGTTGGGTCATTTATCTTTATTTTTATATTTTTATTTATCTTTATATTTGTCTTAGTCCTTATCTTTATATTTGTCTTAGTCTTTATCTTTATCTAAAACCATATCTTTATATTTATCTTAGTCTTTATCTTTATCTTTATCTTTATCTTTATCTTTATCTTTATCTTTGTCTTTGTCTTTAATCCTTAGGTAAGGGTTATTAAACTCTTGTATAAGGGTTAGTGAACCATTACTATTTTTTTCAATAATTCCTAAATCTACTAATAATTCTCTTGCTGAGATTACTGCCGGTGTTCTTGAGGTTAGAAATGTTTTACCATACTGGAACTTAATAAAGTTTGGGATAAACCATTTATCATTAATCTCAACAAATTTACCTTTAAAAATATTTCTTAAATCATCCTCAACGAAGCTACTTCCAATTTGGAAGTTTAGTAATTTTAAATTCTTTTTCCAGACACCAGCGTGATCACAAGTGTCTAAAATGTAAATCCAGATCAATTTTTGTTCATTGGTCAAATTGGAGAACCAGTCATCATTCCATTTCTGGTTGTCTGTAAATCTTTTACTCATAAATAATTGTTTTTATTCCTTTCAACATTAAAGGGATTTAATATAATTATACGGATTTTTATCAAAGTTTCCAAGACAGGGAAAAAATATTTATACACTGGATGTGGAAAAATCCCTACCTCAAAGTTTTTTTATACAAAACCAAATACTTATATTATACAATAAAACAATTTAATTATGGCTATTAGAATCCAAACCTATTGGAAGACCACTGAGGCACCAGTAGAACAACAGATGAGAGACATTAAGATGTGTAAGACACAGGACTTTAAAGTGTATTACCTATTCAAGACCTACGGTACATTGACCGCCGAGGATGCAATTTTACTCTACCACGAGTTATGTGGTAAGATCAAGGAAAGCTCACTTAGAAGGTCAATAGACACCCTCAAACACGAAAAGAACAGATGTATTAAGGAAGTGGGCACCACCATGGCCTCAACCAACCGTATGGTTACTATGTACACATTAGCCGATGAGAGTGTGGAGGTAATCAAACCGATCAGAAAGAACCTGCCAGACTCTATTAAGGTAGATTTGGTCTTAGATGTGGATGGCTCAATTGATATTAGTAATATGATTGACGAACTTACAGAAAAAGTTGTATTTTTAACAAATAAATATAAATTATAATGGACAGCAAAGTGGAACTTTATAGTAAGGATATGACTATAATGCAACAATCACAGAGTAAATTGGCCTTAGAGTTTTTGGCTACACACGGTATTATACCTACCTCAAAGGAACTGTGGTCAGTCACACAGGTGTTTGTACAGTGTGTTATGCAAAAGCAGGACAACGATCTTAAGAAGAGAATTAAGGACTTAGACAAATGGATTATTCAACGTAAAAATAAATAAAATGAAAATAAATTATAAATTATTTTGAATTACAAATAAAGTTTGTTATATTTATATTAGAACGGGGTAGAATTTTATTATTGGTTTAGCCATCTCTGATATTGTTTTATTGTTATATACCCCGTTCTTTATTTAGTCTATTGTTCTTCCAGATATATAGTAAAAAGGTAAACCCCCCGTTTGTTTCCACTTACGGGGTTTTTTATGTCCCTGCCGGTCTTTTTATAAAAATGTGGAAAACTTGTCCCCTAAAAGTTTTTTTATCTAAATGATTGTATTTATATTTATACTATTAACAACAAAAAAATTAATAATGAAAAAAAAATTACCAAGTGGTTTCTTATCAAATGGTTCGTTCCCAACCACCAATGCTGTTGAGATGTTTATGATCTACTTTCAAAACGGTGGGTCTACCACGAGTAGAAAGATGAATGAAGAGGCTTTAGAGGCGGTTAGAGGACACTTCAATTGGTTTGAACCCAATAGCTTCAAGACGATGCTACAGTGGGGAATTGACCCTAATTGTGCTAAAAGCACCACATCAAGTAGTCAGGCCTTGGCCATGCGAACCGCAAAACTATTAGGACAAATAATGGCTGAACAAGTAATAATAAAAAATAAAACAATTTAACAATGAGACAAGTAAGATTAAACCACGAAGAACAACAGGTTTGGAATGGTATTACAACTAAACAAAAGAATAGTCTACTAATCCTTGTAGAGAACTACTACGAGGTAAATGAGATAAGAGGTAGATTTACAATTAGTGATTTGATTTTTATGAAAGAGACAGAAACTGCCGGTCTATTAATTCCTGAACAACATCAAGATTTTAGTAGTATATTACCTGAACAACGATTACTATTAGATAATCTGTTTCTAAGATTTAGAACACTGAATGAAGCCGATTTGATGTGTGATTACGATGACTATCCAGCCTACAGAGAACAACATTACGATGTATTTGTGTTATACACAATGTTCAATCGTCAAGACAATACCTTTTTAAAGTTTAAATTCCTACAACAACGCAATTAATATTATGGACGAAAAATTACAACAACTGATAGAGACCCTTAATAATTGTTTCCCCAAGAGTGAATTTACTGATTGTTCTTTTACTGAGACATTAGAACGATTATGTAATGCTGTTGAGAAATTAACCTACCAGACCGAATTACAGAACCAAATTGTCTCTGACTTTCTTTTGGAGAATATTACAGATTATAAGGAGAAAAGGAACTATGGTGAAACGGATATTGAAAAGACCATTGAAAACCTAATAAACAAAAAAATACAAAAATAATTTTCTGTGTTGATTACCATTTGTTATACCCTGTCGTTTCTACGATGGGGTTTTTTATTTGTTCTCCCATTGAGAGTAGCAAATACCTGAAGCCTGTTCATTACCATACTCATCGACAATAGCACTAATACACCTACTGATATAAGTTTGCTCGTCCTCACCACTTTCGGGTGTAGGGATAATAAACTTTTCGTCTACTACCAGTGCAGGTACTAATGGCGGTTCAACTTGTTTTGATAATTCAACTCTAATCCTTTGTAGGTCGTGTATATTCATTTTATTTAAGGCTTAATAAATATTTAGTTTCGTATAGTAGTTCTACTATTGTGTCTATTTGATTTTGGATCCAACTATCTTGAGGTAAAGTTTTTCTACCATCTTGGACAAACCCACATAACATATGGAAATACTCCATTGCAGCACCTTCTTCCCAATTAGAAAGAGGATATGTAGAATAATCAACGATAATTCCAAGTCGTCCCTGCACCGACTCAACAAACCCGTCCACCAATGGTACAATACTTTCATAGTAATTTCTTAGAGCTTTATGTTCACTGTATGAACTTGTTTGATGGTGAAACACGTGTGCCTGTGTTCTTGACTGCCACAGTGTTGAAACGAATTGATTTAATTCCATATTATTTTGAATTGTATTTTGAAATAGCAAATCTAATTTCAGTTGCTTTGATTATTTGGGTTGTTAGTAATCTTTTAATATAATCATTAATAGTTTCGTTTGGTAATACTTGAGGTAAATTCATTATAGTTCGTTATATTTTTTTAAATGTTTATTTTCAGCAACCAATTCTTTTATTTTGGTTTCCAATTGTTTAATCTCTTTTGTTAATCCTTCTATCTTCTTGGACATATCATCTATGATTGTATTATACACACCAATAGATTTTTCTAAAGCATCCAATCTTTCACCACACAGATCAACATTTTCTTTTCTTAATCCCACAAAATATCCAACTACAGCCGAAACGATCGTTGGTATAATAATATATAATAGTTCTTTCATATTAAAAGCAATCTGGGCAATTCCACCATGCCTCACCTTGTTCAGAGTAAGGTTGAATGTTTCCGCCACCATTTCCGTTTAGATTTGTTATTTGATTGAAGTTCCAACCTTTACGAGTTGAATGTCTTAAGAATATTCCGTTATTGTATTTCTGTACTCTATCAGGGATCATACCATCAATAGTAGATGCGTTGTTGTATGATGGGAATTTGTTTTGACCACGACCTGTTAATAGATAATCAATCAATCTTTGAGAATAAAAATCTGCTCGTTGCTTTTGGATTGAACGAAGGTATTTAAATGTTTCAATTTGTACAGGTTCTCCAAACTCATTATGCCCTTCTTGAACCCCTCTATTTAATGTTCTGAACATTAATGCAGGTAAGGCATTGAAATAAGCCGTCTGTATGAGGTATGGTTGGATATATTCATTAACAAGGATTAATTCATCAGCATTAAATGTATTACCTGTAGCTGTAACTTTAGATAATAATTCGTGATAGAATTTTGAACCAAGTATAGTTTGAAGATCTGAATCCTGTGCGTACTGCGTTTCAGCTTTTAGCACATCCATATCAACATTTTTATTTATATTTGTGAAATTTTTAAGCTTCAGTTCTGAGATTAATAATACGCCCATTATATTTGTGTTGGAGTTATAGGTTTATCGTCTACCACTGGTTGTTCTTGAACATCACCTGTTAAGAATAAACTTAAAGGTTTAACTTCCAATGTAGTTGGTTTTTCAAATTTCAATGATAATAATTTATTGAACACAGGTAAGATTTGTTCTTGATAAGGTTGAATAACCATCTTACGGAAATACTCACTATGTTGAACTATCTCATCAGAACCACCCAATTTACCAGCAGTTGCAATACCAAATAACTCAGCACTTGAAACTCTGTGAGCACTCAATATGGTTCTCGTAATATCGTCGTTAAGTGTTTGATAGTAACTATCGTGATCATCTCTTGGGATCTGTGTAATATCAGGAGATTGTTCTTTACTTTCATTGAATGAAATAATTGCTTGTCCTGCATTATCACTACCACCATATTGACTTTCTAAAGCACGAACAATAATACGTTGTTCTTCTTCACCAGGGATGCCGTTGTTATAATTAATCCATAAACTTGGGTTCATACCTTTACGAAGATTATTCATATGGTAGTTAAGACTTTCTACGTTAATCTCAATAGCTCTTTGACCTGCTGACCAATCGGGAACAGGATAATAAGTCATTGATGGAACATAGTTCTTAAAATATAATAATTGAGATGGTTCTTTTTCTTTTTGTGAAAAGGCCTTAATCTCTTCAGGAATAAATTTCCTTGAGTTAGACCAATCAGGTGAGTAATAATAACAATCAATCTTATCTTCTTTATTTAATTTACCACTTCTAATACGAGAAAAATCTACGTGATAAATCTCAGCAATTGATTTTCTATCTTTAGACCAAATTACGTTAAGGGCTATACCACCAAATAACATATAATCTAAAGCACATTTTCTTAATACCTCACTTAAATTCTCATTTTCATTAATTAAATTAACTGTAGCCATTGGGTTATTTAATGAAACAACACCATCACCCATAATCTGATTTACCTTTGAAGTAATCACAGCCTTATGGATGCTACAATTATCATAAAGTTTAATGAAATATTGAGGTAATAAATTGTCCAAACCATAAAATACCCAAGGTACTCTTTGTATTACTTCAGCAAATACAGGTAATGATGCCTGTGCAAAATCTACCTTTTTTAAATCGAATTTTTTTAAATCACTCATAATTATTCTTGAATATAGATATAATTTTCATTAGTTTCATTTGGAGAGATATACTCTGTAAATGGATCAGACTCAGCAGTTCCTTCAAGAACCACCATGCCTGTGTAGACTAATTGATTATTGGGTTGACCATATATATTTAATTGGTACTGACCCTCGTAGTTTAAATCATCAGTTGCAAAATCTAATGTGATTGTGCAATATCTAATGTTCTCAAAAAACACAGAAGTATTTGATGTACTGATTGAATATGACTTAACTTCCTTACTCATAATGTGAGTAAAAACTAAAGTATAACCCGTGAATGTGTCCCTTGAGTTATTATTGATATTTAAAACCAATGTATTTTCTTGACCCTTTTCTAAATAGAGCATATTAATATATATATCTTATACCTATAAATATAGAAAAAGTCAAGTTGAACAGGGTAAAAACAAAAAAAAGAGGACATAAAGTCCCCTTTTCTTAGATTTAGATATAGAAATTGTCCAATAGGACGAACATATACTATCCTACGATTGGTGTAGCACCAAACGCTGTAGCCAATGAAACCGAAATTACATTAGCAGGTTGAGGTTCTTGACCTGTGAAGATCATCTCAAAACCATTTCTATCACCATAAGCAGTACCAGTTCCAGCAGAACCACCACTTAAATACATACCATTAACTTGACCTAAGTAATAGTTTGTGTCGTT